TTCACAACCTCTTTTTTCTCTTTCATCATGTCTGTCATCTCCTTTCTTTGAAAATTACTGCAGCAGTGTCATTATTAATGATGCAATGCCTGCTGCCATTCCAATTACTGCCAGTATTACTTCTGCTTTATTTTCAATTGCTTTATCTCTTTCTGACATAGCTTTAGGATCTTTTTGTGTTTGTAATTTAGCTGCTGCATCATCATCAAACTTCTTTAATTGAGCTGCAATACCCTTTTCTCTTTCCTCTAAATCTTTTACTACTGCTACTTGATTATTTCTTGCTTCTACCGTAGATTTACTATCCATATACATTGCATTTAATTTTTCATTTTCACTTTTTAAAGTTGCTCTTACACCATCTAACATTTGTTGTATTTGAAATCTATTCATTTATTAATTCCTCCATTATTCTAAGTTCCACATTTTAGTTTTATTATTTACTCTTTCTATTAAAGCCCTAGTTTCTTCATCCATATAAGGTTTTTCATCACTTTTAGGCATTTTGGTTTTATTTTTTGCATTAAAAAAAGCCTTTGGAACATTCTTATATTGTTCTAAGACTTTCGTGTCATATTTAGCGACTAATTGAATTTCATCAGTTATTTCATCACAAAGACCATAATCAAAACATTCTTGTGCTGATAACCATGTATCTCCATTAGATAACCAAGTATTTAAAGTTTCTTCATCTAATTTACCATTAGATCTATCTAAATAAACTTGTTTCATATTATTATTAATCTTTTCTATAAGATTAGCACAATTTCTATGTTCTTCTTCATCTCCAAAACAACCACCTCTAGCTTTGTGTATCATCACCATAGCATTTTTAGGAATACTTATCTTTGTTCCTGCCATTAAAATTACACTTGCTATACTTGCAGCCATTCCATCTACATACATATTAATTTCACATTCTTTTGCTTTTCTTTTAAGCATATTATATATGCTATTTCCTTCAAAAACATCTCCTCCAGGTGAATTAATATATACATTTAATACATTTATATCTCCTAATGCATCTAATTCACTCTTAAAGCTTTGTGCTGAATGGGCACAATAACCTCCTCCCCATGATGCAATTTCAATATATAAATATAAATCTGCTTCTGTTGGATCATTAGCTTTTGCTTTGAACTCCCAATATTTTTTCTCTGCCATCTTTATCACCTCCTTTCAATTATTAATTATTTTTAGTATTTAAATCCCTAACCATATCTATAGGAATTAAATCTTTACTAACATAATATACATCTCCACCTTTTATTGGTGGCATATCTTCTAATGCTCTTATATCATTAGAAGAAAACCAGCTTGAACGAATACCTTTAAAATAAAATTCTCCTCTTGTTTTCATATCTGCTCTAGCAAATCCATTAAGAGATAGCTTTACTCTTTCACCTATTTCTCGCTGATTTGTTGAAATACACTTTTTAGTAAATTCCTGTTCATACATTCTTACTATAGGTAATACAGTATCTTTTATATACAATAAATCTTCTACATTTGTAGCTTTTCCTGTTAATTTTCCAGGCATATTATATACTCTTTCCACTCTTTCTACTGTAATTTCCTCTATTGCAGCTACATTTGGGTCTATAAATGTATTATTTTTAAGCTCTTGAAACTCTTTTCCACTATCAACATACAAAACACCATTCTCTTTAAATTTATCCATCATTGCATTATATTCCTTTAATGCTGGCTCTGATAATTTTGTTTGTAGCTTAATTACTATGTTTGCTTTTAAACCATTTTTCATTTGATTTAAGCTAAATTCTTTAATTTCTCTATCATAATCTATGGTATTTCTTAGTACATCTAAAGGACTTATAGGTGTATAACCGTTTGATGTTATATGATTTACTGCTATTATATGATTACTATGAACATATACAGAATTACCACCATTTCTTACCTCATAGTAAAGTTCCTTACTCTCACTTTCTAATATAGGAATTACAAAGTCAGGATTTAGAACCCATAACCTTTCAATCGCTCCCATATAACCATACTCTTTTATAGCATAAGCAGCTCCTTTAGTATTTCTTAATGTTTCCATTAACCTAATAAATTGAAATGTACTTTGAAAATTATTAGGTCCATATTCAAATAACCTAGCTAAATCACTTTCATACGGTTTTAGTTTCTCATAATCTTTATAAACTCCAATAGGTGCACTAGCAATTGCATTACTAAGCATACTTATAGCACTAAAAATAGTTTCATTTGTAGCTAAATCTTTGTTAAAAAAAGAAAACCACCTAAAATCTTTAGTGATTGTGCTTCTATAAGGTGTTTTAAAAAAACTTATAATATTTTTTAATATCCCCAATTTTATCCCCTCCTTTCAAATTTTAAGGTGCATAAAATATGTCTATATCTGCATTTTTTAATACTTTTGTTCCTCTATAATGAGCATTAACAGTAGCAACCATAGGGTCAATTTTTTCTGCTGATTTCTTTTTATCTAGCATTATATACTCTTGTTTATGTTGAGTTGCAACTGCATTACTAGCTGACCATGAATATAATCCATCTTTTGAGTGCTTAACCTTACCTTCGTATAGTTGATCTCTATAATCCTTTGTTGGTTCATTTAATGTAAAGGGTCCTTGTCTAACTTCAACACATGTATAGCCTTCAAATTCCAAATCTTGAATAAATTGAGTTGCATTCATAGGATCATAAGGAATCTCTAATATTTTTATATCAAATTCCTTCTCTATTTTTTGAAAATACTCTTTTACATAACCATAATCTATTGTTGCTCCTGGACAAATAGTTAAATTTTCTTCTTCAACCCATAAATCAAATCTATACTTTCCCTCTCTTAATCTTCTTTGATATGTTTCATCAGGCAACCATGAATGTTGATAAGTATAATAAATTCCATCTCTATAAAACTCAAATGCTATTGATG